CTTGAACCAGAAGTCGAGGTGTACCATTTGCTTCCGCCGTCCATAGCCGGAACTTGCAATACGGTGCGACCAGTTCCTTCAGAAATGACTAGGTGGTGAAAATGGCCACAGCAAAGAATCTCTGCGTCTGCAACCTGCGTTCTGCCGAGCGCTTGACCCTTCCACCAGGTTTCCATTTTTGCTTGTGAATTGGTACCGCTACGGAACTGATGACCGTGCGCAAACGACACAGGAATTCCTGATAAGTCAAGTGTCATTGTCAAGTCGTCGGCGTTGATGGCGTTCACTGGAATGCTGACGTTCTTGTATCGAGCAGGATTAGCAGCAATAATTTCAGCGACCGTTTCAAAAGCAGCGAAGTCGCGGTTATCTAACCAGTCAGTAAAGGCTTTGCCATTCTTGCGGTTCTCTCCGTGATTACCGGGAACTCCCATAGCAACAATTTTTGCTTGTAAGTCAACGAACGCGTCAATCGCGTAAAGAATGAGGCGACGCGCTAATCGGTCTTGCTCGCGGTCAGTCAAATCTGCTTGAAAAGTTTGCATGGGATAGAAACCATCACACCCTTCAACCAAGTCACCGAGTCCGATTATGTACACTTCAGAAGGAGCGGAACTGTACGTTTGCAATTGTTTGTAGCGATACACGGCTTTGTCAATTGCGTCAATAATTCGTTTCGTTGTTGCTTCTGTTCCACCGTTTTCTGACTTTCCTAATTGCCAGTCAGATAGAAGAACCAAGAATGAAGAATTGCCGTTTTCAACAACAAGTTTTGAAGGCTTTTTCTTCTCCACCATTCTGCAAAGTTTGTCAATGTCAGCGCGGTCAACAACAATGTCTCGTGGTTTGATAGTCGCGCGGTAATACTTCATGCGCACTATTTCGCCGTTGCGAGAACTATCCCACGCGCGTATCTGCAATGAGCCGTCAACGACCATCGTGCGCGCTGGGTCTAATCCCCAGTCTTCAATAAGTTGCGCCCATACTCCTTCGTCAGGTTCATTATCTAATTGAGCGGTTATTGTGCCGTCTTTGCCGTTCCAAGAAAGGCTTGGTTCCCATCCTGACGGATGTGTTTCTTTGTGCCTTTGCTTGCGCTCAAACTCGGAAAGGTCAGCCATTACATCCGCACCGCGAATAACGGTGATTGCGAACAGAATCGGTGCTTATTTTTACACCACGAGCAGACAAAAACTTGTTGATAGAAGTGTTGGTTATTTCTTCTTCAACAAATGCTGCTTGAATCTTTTCAGTATCTTCTGGTATCAAATTGGCGATTGCTCTACCAACAATGCACTTCTTTTTATTGTCTTCATAGAATTCCGACAAATCTATTTTTGCCATGTTTCTCCTTAGTTACTACCTCCATGAGGGATTGTAACAAATGACCGCGCAAAAGGCAATAGTTATGTGTATAACGTGTGTATGCGTGGTGTATTACGCAACGGAAGCAACGGAAACTATGACCGTTCCTTCGGTAACGACGGAGGTATTGGTCGGGTCGTCGCCTGAACCGTTTGGCTGTCCTGACCATTGCCAAGTCCACGTACCAGCATTCCCAGCAGTTTGAATGTCTGCTTGGTAGTAACCAACGCCAGTGTTCACAATGGTATTGGTTGGGTCGCCTGAACCTTGTGTGTATGTGTAAGTAACTGGTGTTTGACCTTGAATCTCATACGAAAATGTCACCACGTCAGGGTCAACGATTGTGCCGTCAATAGACGTAAAAGGCTGTGAAGTGTAGAAGCGAATTGTGCTGCCTTCAATAATGTTGTAACCCATTTAATCCTCGACCAGTATCTTGACTTTTCCACGCACCTTGGCAGTTTCAAAATCTCCTGTTACAGAGGCTACCTTAAACGCGCCTCGGACACTAGCAGTTATAAAATCACCGGTAACAGTTCCCGGATGGTGCGGATAAATGACTGTTCCGGTGGCGATTGTGACGAATTGACCTGAAAGGGTTCCAGAAGCCGGTATAAAGGCTTTTGCTGTTCCTCGGGCAGCGAAGTCCACCGACACAATTCCATGCCCCGGAAGGTACGTTGTAGCGGTCGCGTTTGCGAAAAATGCTGCCGAAACTTGTCCACGACCGGGGATGTAGACCGTTGCGGATGCCTGTGACAAAAATGACCCATTGAGATTTCCGAATCCGGGTTCAAACGCTGCTCCAACCGCGTTAGCGGAGAACGAGGCAACGTTGGCTCCGGCAGCAGGAATGTATGAAGTTCCGGTTGCGGTTGCGTTGAATGTGCTTGTTAAGTTGCCTTGACTTGGCAAGAACGGATAACCAGTTCCAGTTGATGAGAATGTTCCGTTGATGTTTCCTGAACCAACAAAAATCTTTAGACCAGTTCCGTTACCGGAGAACGAAGCACTAAGCGCACCCGAAGCGTTGAGGATAAGTGTCGCTGTACCATTTGCAGCGAACGTTGCAACTAATTGCGCCGTACTTACCTTAAATGCAGAACCGGTTGCGCTCGCGGAGAACGAACCTGACAATGCGCCGTTTCCGTACAAAGCACCAGTTCCAGTTCCCGAAGCGGAGAACGTTGCTGTGGAAGCACCGGTTCCGTACAAAGCAGCAGAGCCAGTAGCGCTGGTATTTAATGTGCCGAATACATTTCCGTTTCCATAAAGAGCAGAAGCACCAGTAGCGCTAAGTGTTCCATTTGCGTTGATGCTTCCGCTTGAAGGTAAAAACGTTGTTGCAGTTCCACTTGCAGAAAAATTAAATGTTCCAGAACCGTTTGCAGGAATAAACGTTGTTGCATTTGCATTTGCGTTAAACGAACTTGACAAGTTTCCTGTCGAAGGAAGGTAAGCAGAAGCAGTCGCGTTTGATACGAAATCTAGTATCAAACTTCCTTGAGCAGGTTTGTATGCCGTACCTGTCGCGTTGAGTTTCGCGTTTCCGTTAAGGCTTCCCGAAGCAGGCTCAAACGCTATTCCTGTTCCGCTAAGAGTTGTATCAGCCGTTAACGCAGCAGAAGCAGGAATAAACGTTGTTGCTGTTCCGGCGAGAGTGGTGTCAACAGTTAATGCACCATTCGCAGGTTCGTACGCGGTTCCTGATGCTGTTGAATTAAACGTTGAAACGAGTTGCGATGTTCCGGGTAAGTACGCGGTTGCGGTTCCGTTAAAAGAAAAAGAACCAGTAATGTTTCCTGTGCCATTAAGTGAGTTTTTTCCAGTAGCACTGCCAGCAAATGTTCCTGTAAGCGCACCAGTTCCCGGTATAAGCGTTACCGCACCAGCAGCAGAGCCGGTAAATGTGTACGTTCCAGTTGCAGTTCCCGGAATGTAAATTGAGATTAACGTTCCAGTAGGTCCATCACCTAAGTAATAAACACCAATTGGGAAACCACCGATTGCACCGAACTGGCTGCCGGTGGACATAGCACCGTTGAATGTTCCGCTAAGCGAACCAGTCGCCGGAAATGTAGGAAAGAAATTAGAACCAACCGCACTGGCAGTAAAAGAAGCTTGAACGCTTCCACCTACTGTTGAACCGGCGAACCCCTCGGCTAAGTATGCTCCACCAAGATAGTTACTGCCAAGCACGGCTGGCTCCTTTTAGTTAGTTTGAAGCAGGTGCAGGTGCAGGTGCAGGTTGTGTAATGAAGTTATCTTCCATCCACTTATCTGCAAATGCTTGTGCTGTTTCTTGGTCAGTCCAATCGTTACCTAGAAGGTCGTGTGGCTGGTGCCAAAATGGAGCATCCTCTGGATTAGGCGTAGCAGCGTTCCATGCATTAATTGTAAACGGTGCTTCTCCATCTACTGAGTAGGTAATTTCGTGACCTTCCCAAGATGTAATTTTTTTAACCGTTGCGTGGCTTGCTGGTTCTGATGGGTATTGAATTGTCATAATGTCTCCTTAATAAATTGTTGTTGGTCCTGCATAAATACCGTAGTTTACAGGTAATACAGAACCGGTAGATGGAATTGCAATAGTTTGACCGCCTGTTGTACTAGGCGAATACGCTAGCGTTACTATTGTATTGTTTGCAGCGTAAACGCAGGTAATAGAACTTGTTGAAGCCTGAATGTTTGTTGAAACCCAATTTAATCCATCATTACAATAATAAATAGGAAATTGTGAAGGTGATAAAATGTAAAAAAAGTTGTTAATAAAAGCAATACCGCCTCCACTTGCGGTAAGAGCATTTGATTTACTTACAGTCCAAGTAGTTCCGTTATTTGCCGAAGTTGCAGAAGTTACGCCACTAGAAATACACCAAACGCCATTTCCATAAGCACAATAAGGATTGCCAGCAACCCCATTAGGCGAAATTGAAAATGGTGCTACTCCTTTAGCAGTCCATGTTGCTCCTGTTGGTGATGTGTAAACCGTCAAATTACCACTGGTAGAACTATTGTAAGAAAAAGCCATAAAAAGACTATTGCCATAATAAATTGAATTAAAAACCTGTGGAAAAGTTACGCTAGTAACCGAAGTTGTAGAAGAATAATAACCAGTAGTAGTTCCGACTGAAGCATAAAAAATTACGTTTCCATTTCCTGCCGTAACATACCATTGAGCAGAAGTTGGTAATGTAAGTAACCCAAAACTAGTACCGTTAGTAGAATAAACGTAATAATTTGTTGCTGTGTTACCACCACCAGCAACGATAAAAAAATAAGTTCCTGAATGTGCCGATGAATTCCATGAATTAGAGTTTGGAAAAGTACCGGTAGTCCATGTAAGACCATTGTTGGTTGAGTATTGAAAATTATTAGTTGCTCCATAACCAGTAGAAAGTCCAGAAGCCACAAAAGTTCCTGATGAATTACCTGTTAACGCATAGGTATTAATGACAAAAGCAGATGTATCAACAGTTACAAAAGATGATGGAGATGGCAATGGTGTTAAAGCAGAAATAGTTGTGCTTTGTGATGAACCAATTACACCAGTAGCATAAACAACACCCGGCATTGTGTAATAAGTAGATGAACCAATAGCAATTTTGGCAGGGTTTGTTTGTGTTTGTAAGTAGGCAATTCCACTACTACTAAGTGTTGTAGAAAAAGATGATGCCGAAGTTAAAGAACCGTCAACTAAAACGCTTGAAGCGTTAACAGGCAAAACTGTGCTAGTTGATGTTCCACCTGAACTTGGAATTGGAAATGTTGATTGACCCATAATTACCTAGTGTGTTGTTGTTGCGCCGTTGTAAATACCATAAGCAACTGGTGTTAATGCTGTTTGTGCAAAATAATTAGAACTGCCACTACCATTAACCGCAACAAAACTGCCATTGCCGTATGTTACGGCACTACCGCCGTAGCTTAAATTAAAAGAAGTCCAAGTTATTCCATCGTAAGAATAAAGACTGGTTGTTCCACCGGCAGATTGTACTGCCACAAACATCCCACTGCCATAAGTTACCGAATACCAGCTACCGGTTGCTGGCAAAGTTCCAGTGTTCCAATAAATACCATTAGATGAGTAATTTGATACGCTAGTTGTGTAACCAAGAGAAACAAAATTATTTTTACCAAAAACAATGCTAATTCTAAAATTAGAATTAGGAAATGTCATTGCAGTCCACGTAGTACCATTGGTTGAATACGCTCCACTACTGACACTAGTGACGGCAATGTAAATACCGTTGCCATACGCTACGCTATACCAGTTATTAGCACTTGGTAACGTGCTTGAAGTCCATGTTGAACCATTTGTTGAATAAGCAGCAGCAGTGCTTGACCCATTGTTGACTGCAATAAAATAACCATTACCGTAACCAACTCCACGCCAAGATGTTGAATTACTTAACATTGTGCTTGCAGTCCAAGTAATTCCGTCAGTGCTGTATGCACCTGTGCCGTTACCAGCAACCGCAACAAAGTAGCCGTTACCGTACGTTACGCCTTGCCATGCAAGGTTTGAGCCGGGCATTGTGCTAGAAGTCCAAGTTGCACCATTATTTGTTGAATAAGCGCCAGTTGATGAACCATTCACAACTGCTACAAAATAATTAGTTGAACCAATAAAACCACTTGCAACACTAAACCAGTTAAGTGTAGAACCGGGCATCGTTGCAGCAGTCCAAGTAATTGGTGGAAGATTTGTGTAATTAGCAGAAACAATGACAGATTGAGAACCAGTTAAAGCATTTGTTCCAACTGTTGCGCCAGCAGGAACAGAATAAGTGTTTGCTCCAATAGTGAAAGTTGCTCCACTTGAACCGTTTGCGTAAAGAAGCCAAGGTGCGCCTGTTCCAGCAATGTTTGATGCGTGTAAAGATGACGAAACTAATTGTCCATCTTGCAAAACGCTAGATGCGGTTGCTGGTGGTTGAGTGCTGTAACTTGAACCACCGCTAGCAGCAGCAGGGAATACGGTTATTCCCATGATTAGACCAACAATACGCCGGAGATACTAAAGCTCACCGTAGTAGCAGAAGCAAATCCAGCAATAAGTTTAGTAGTGGCAAGAACCTGTTTCATGTCAAACAAAGCGGTTGAGTTGGCAGCAATAGAAGCAGCCGGAATAATTACCGTACCGTCAAGTGAGATAGTGAATGTTGCAGCAGTACCAGCCGTGTTAGCTACAAGAATGTTTGTGACAATGGCGGTGGTGCTTGCTGGCACAGTGTAAAGCGTTGCTGATGAGGTCGCTGCTGCCCCTCGGTATAGAACTGCCGGTGTTGTTGCCATTAGAGCCACGCTCCCATAATTGTCATAATTTCGTCATCATTTGTTGAAAACGAACCTGCTGCTTGTGTAACGATTGTAGTACCTGTTGCGGTGATTGTTCCAGTAAAGATTGGTGATGCAGCCGTAAGTGTTCCAACTGCGTTAGCAAGGTTGTTGCTCGAAGTCATGTACCACTGGCCAGCAGCATAGTTAATAAACGAATACGCACCATTGACCGGCACAACAAGTGAAGTCACGCTTGACGTAGAACCAAGTGGAAGCATTGAACTTGCGCCAAACCCTGCGGTAACTGGAACTGATGAACGGTTAATAATTGTCCACGTTGCACCGTCAACAGGTGCAGCAATAACGCTAATTGTCTGTGAAGCGGTAGAGCCAGTAAAGATAGTTACTTCGTTTG